CATCCGCCGCACGCCCGAACAGCTCGAGACCCTGAAAAAAACCGAAGCCGAATTGGCCGCCGATAGCGCCGCCGGCCGCACCGCCTAGGCCACCGCCGACTGCGGCGCCGATGCCTTGGCCGAACAGCAGCGGGAACGCGCCACCGATGACAGCGTTGCCAAGTATCTCGCGGCGACGTTTGCTTGCTTCGAGGCGTTGACGCTCAGCGTTTTGCTGCTCTTTTGCTATGCGGCGGCTGATTGTCTCTTGCTGCCGCTCAGCGTCTAGAGCCCGGCGTTCGGCCGCCAAACGCGATTCGCGCACACGAGCCAGGTCGGCGTCGAGGGTGTCGAGTTGGGCAGTGCGGCGGTCTTCTTGTTGGGCGCGGCGCTCGGAAGCGCGACGGATGGCTTTTTGTGTTGGGTCTGGGGAGCCGATTGATGCGCTGAAGGCGCCGAAGCCGCTGGTGAGTGACGCTTCGCGGGCGGCACTGGCACGTCCCAGCTGCTGGCTGAGTTGGCGGATCGTTTGGAGGCGTTTGAGGTCTACGTCGAGGAGTTGTTGGGCGGCGCGGAGGGAGGCGCGGTAGGCACGTTCGTCGGCAGCAGCGCCGGCACCGCGAGCCAGCATGGCGCCGGTGTTGGGGTCGCGGGTCCCGCCGGCGCGAGGGTTGATGTCGGCGTAATACTGCTGGATCTGTGCGAGCTTTTGGAGGCGACGTTCTGTGCCGGCGGCGGCTTGCTCTTGGCGGCGGAATGCTTCGCTGCTGCCTTCGGTGGCGTCTGCGACACGCTTTTGGACTGCCTCGATTTGACGCAGCGTCAGCTCGAAAGCGGAGCTGCCAACTTCCAGGTTCTTGAGGCGGAAGTTCAGCTCGTTTAGCTTCTGCAGGTCGCCCGCGATGGTCGGGGGAAGTGTTGGGAGTCGTTCTTCTGCTCCGAAGCCGCGTGTCAGTGTTGCGCCTTGGGCAGCACCGAAGTCTGCAGTGGCGCGTTGGCGGCCTGCGCGTGCGCTGCGGACGAACTCTAGTTCGCGGATGCGTTGGAGGGTTTGGATGTATTGCTCAGACTGGATCTTAAGTTCGCGGGACTGTGCGATCAGGCGTCCAATCTGAGCGGAGATCTTGCTGTAGGAAGCTTCTGGAGCTTGATTTAGTGTCTGGTTTAGGGTTTGGACCTGGACTTTTGCTTTATCGGCTTGCGATGCAGTGCTTGTCAGGGCGCGTTCCACGCCCTTAAACTCAGGCTTGAAGTTTTCTACTGCTTGGCGTAGCGCATCAATAGATTTACGCGCCTTGCTATCATCTACCTCAATAAATAGTACGGCTGCGCCAAGATCGTCTGCCACGTGGCTGCGGTGCCCTTCTACCTAGTTTTCCGGCGGAGGCGGGATCCTAGGGGAAACGGACCAGTGGGATGGCGTCGGCGCTGGCGGCTTTGGAGAATGCGGTGATCACGTTTACGGTGCCGGCAAGCGGCACGACAGTAGACGCAGGCACCGGCAACGTCGTCGCCAACACCGAGACCGTCCAGGTGGATGCGTTTTTGAAGGGGGAGAGCGTGGCGGAGACCACGTTTCCGGGGGTCAACGTCATCACAGTGCTGTACGAGGGTTATGTGACCAGTGGGGCGCTCGATTCGCGGGTGAAGGTGGGGACTGCTGGGACGATCGAGTTTGCGGGGCAGGCGGCGGCGGACTGTGAGGTGCTGGAGGTAAGGCTTCCTTACGGCGAGTCGGGGCTGATCGGTGGCATCCTTAAGGATGTTCTGGGCGTGAAGTTGCGGCTGGCGAGCCGCAACCAGAGCTGATGGCTCGGGTTGAGCTGCGGGTGACGGAGTGGAACGCTGAGCGGTTGCTGGCACGCACCACGCAGATCTTGGAGGATTTCGCGCCGATCATCGCTGAAGAGACGCGGCGGCAGATCGCGTTGGTGCAGTATCAGTGGGACCGTGGGACGCTGCGCTTTAAGAGTATCGGTGGTTTGGGGCGGCAAGTTGCCAAGGGTGTCTACGTGGCTCCGGGGTTGCGGGACATCCTCGATACGGGGCGGTTGCGGGATTCGCAGCAGGCGCCCCAGGTGAAGGCGAACCGGTTGAGCATTACGTGGTCAGCGCCGTATTCAGGAGTTGTGCTTCGCGGCGGGGACTACGGGAGTTACGTCAATCCGGCAGGCAAAAACGTCACGGTAGGGACGAGGCCGGGGCGGGACTGGATTACACCGGCGCTCCAGGTGCAGCCGTTCGGGCCGTTCTTTGTGCGGCGCTGGAACGAGTTGTCTGCCCGGTAGGGTAGGCAACAAAAAGCCCCCGACCGGAGAGCGGGGGCTTGGACCTCATCCCGGAGGAGTGTATCAGGAGACGGTGGCGACGGTGAAGGTGGGGACCACGTCGGTGCCGGCGCCGCCGACGTCGCCGAGGGCCACGGTGAGGATGTCGCCGACCTTGTAGTTGGTGCCGCCGGCCACGATGGTGGGGGCGGAGGTGACGGTGCCGCCGCCGGCGACCACGATGTCAGCGGTGGCGCCCTTGCCGGAGCCGATGCCGGCGGCGGGGTTGCTGGAGACCAGGCTGACGCCGCTGTAGGTGGCAGGGGTGAGGCCCGAGCCAGCGGTTGTGACGGTCAGGGTGGCGACGGGGTTGCCCTGGCGGTAGAACTTGTAGGCGCCGTAGCCGGTCAGGGTGAAGGTGACCTTGGCGATGTTGCCGGCGACGATGTCCTCGGAGAAGTCGCCGATTTGGGCGAGGCCGGCGTGGACTTCGGGGTTGTCGCCGGAGTCGTCGGTGACGGGGGTTTCGCGGTACCAGAGGAGCAAGGTGCCGTCAGCGGCTTTGATCGCGGCTTGCTTGAGGATGTCGTAACCGCCGTCGGTCACGTCCAGGTTCATCGAGCAGGGGATGCTGTAGCTCTGGCTCGTGATGAGGTTGGATTGGAAACCTTGCTCGGAGTCGTAGTCAACGACCGACGTGGACTCGGAGGTGCCCTGGATGCCGGTGTTGTCCAGCGACATGATCCGGGTCATGGTCGCCGATGTCGTCGGGATGCTGCTGGCAGATGTGCCCAGCTTGACGTACATCTTGTAGCCCAAGGCTGCGAAGAAACTTCCGGTGGCCATGGTTAACTTCGAGCCAGTGGTGACGTTACCCTAGTTTTCCTGTGCTTCGAGGACTTCCCAAGGGGTGGGGCGGGGGCAGACGTGCCAGCGGAAGTCTTGGGTTTCGTGGTCGACGCCTTGGACTGAGAGGAGGGCGAGTTTGAGGGCGTCGGGGGTGATGGAGAGGGCGGCGCAGATGTCGGCGGCGGAGGTGCCGGACTTGACCATGTAGCTGGCGCGGAGGCCGAGGGTGCGGACGGAGGAGGGGGCTTTGACGACCCAGTTGTCGTCGCGGATGAAGTGGCGGATGCCGCCCTCGCAGAAGACGCCGAGCAAGGTGGAGAAGGAGCCTTTGGCCGGGTCCCAAGCGCGGCAGGTCTTGATGAAGGCGATGTCGATGCAGGAGTAGATGTCTTCCTTGGCGAGGAAGGGGAATTTGCGGCAGTATTTGCGGCCCATGTGGTGGACGAGGCCGCCGTGCTCGCGGTACATGCGGGCCACGTGGCGCTGCTCCTCGTGGCTAAGGGGCTCGGCGAGGTAGCCGCGGGGTTTCTTTTTGGTCGCACCAGTAGCCATGCTGTGCAGCCTAGCGGCTGCACACAAAAGCGCAGTATTCCAATGCCGTGGCGGTGTTAGCTGCGGACGCGGTCGACGATGCGGGCTCCGCCGCCGGGGATGACGCTGGTGGTCAGGCAGCCGAGGATCGTGGCCAAGTGGGGCAGCGCTGAGAGGGGGCTGACGATGGCTTGGGAGGCGGAGCTGACGCTGGAGCGCCACTCGATCTCCATGACGTCCAGCTTGAGGCGGGAGAGGTCGCGGTTGGGGATGCCGGGGATCAGCTCGCCAGACGTGCCAGTTGGGGATTGCAGCAGCGTTGGCGTGGTGAGGAGGGCGTTGGCGAGGTCGAAGGTGGAGTATTTGATGGCCTCGGGGAGTTCGTCGTCCGGGTACTCGATGCCGTCGCAGATTGCGTCGGTGCGGGGCCAATCAAGGGCTTGGGTGTCGGTGGTGCGGTCGCCGATCCAGGTGAGGGTGTCGAGGCCGCGGGTGGCGGTGATGAGGGCGCGGGTCTTTTCGTCGGTTGTGGCGG